TCCCTCAACCACTTCCTCTAGACAAGCTCATTCTCTTGAGCGAAATTCAACAGAAGATGGCTTTAAATCTAGAGAGTAGGGAAGGGGCTTTAAGAACTTTGGGAGAAGAATTCCCAGATGAAAAGCTTCAAGAAATTCGTCAAGAGCTTATTGCAGACGCAAAAGCAGATGGCGCATTGAATCTTGTAAAGAAGCAAATCGATGCAGCAATTGCATCGTTAACTGGATTGCTACCAGATGGATCAGGGGGCTCAACGCCTGCACCTGGTTCAGAAGTTGGTAGCGGAGTTGGTCCAGGACCAATGGGTCAGCCAGGAGTTATGTCTCCTGAAGAGGCTCAAACAATCGAACAACTCCAAATAGATTTGGTCACCAAAGCATATGGAACCAGACTTCCAGGACGTAAGATGCCTGGAACAGATTCTAAGTTTGGTGATCAATAAAATAAATCCGCAGGTCATCGTGGCATTAATTCGGACAACGACCTCTTAAACCTAAGGAATAAACATGTCAGAAGCAACAAATGTTGTTGACACTCCAGAAGTGCGTGAAGCATTTCAAACGGATATGCCAACACAAACAGAAACTCTAGTAACACCGGTTCAGCCTAAAGAAGCCGCAACTGGTAAGTCATACACCGAAGAGGATCTACGTAAGGTACGAGAGCAGGAGAAGTCCAAACTCTACCCACAGATTGATTCCCTTAAAGAAGAAGTATCCCTTCTAAAGAAGGAACGCGAAGATCGTCAAGCAGAGGCTGACCGTCTTCGTCAGGAACAAGAGGCTGAAGCCCGTAAGAAGGCAGAGGCTGAAATGGATGTTCGCCAGCTCCTAGAGTCTAAAGAAAAAGAGTGGGCGGAAAGAATTGAGCAAGAGCGCGTAGAGCGCGAAAAAGCCTTTCTTCTTCTCGAAAGAGAGCGTCAGTTTGCAGAACTCAATGAGTACCGCAATCAGCGCCTACAGGATGAAAGGGACAATGTTTTACCAGAGCTATTGGACTTAATTACAGGTAATACTAAAGAGGAAATTGAATCCAGTATCTCAGGTCTAAAGGAACGTTCATCACGTATCCTTGACTCTGCACAGCAGGCTATGCAGTCTGCTCGTAGAGAAATGACAGGCAGCCGGGTAACCGCGCCGCCTTCCGGACCCCTCGACACCAATTCGGATCAACAACAGTTCACGGCGGAGCAAATAGCCGCTATGTCGGTTACCGAGTACGCAAAACACCGTCAACGTTTGCTGGGATCAGCAACCGATCGCGGTAAGGGAATATTCGGATAAAAAGTAATTTCAACTATGTTAATTAACACTAAGGAGTAATACCGACATGGCATCAGCCGTAACAGGTACCGGTAATCTCGCCGCGTCACCTACAGCGTATTCTGGCGCTAATAGCCAGCTTACCCAAGCAATTCAAACAATCTGGTCAAAGGAAATCCTTTTCCAGTCAATGCCGATTCTTCGCTTCGAACAGTTCGCTGTTAAGAAGACTGAACTAGGCGTTGCACCTGGTCTCCAGATTAACTTTATGCGTTACAACAACCTCGGCTTCGCTTCAGCGCTTGTTGAAGGTGTTCGTATGCAGACAAACGCATTGACAGCACAGCAATTTTCAATTACTGTTGCAGAGCACGGATACGCAATTGCAGTATCTGAACTTCTTCTCAATGCATCCTTCGACGATGTGATGGCATCTGCTTCACGTCTTCTTGGTCGCAACATGGCCCTCTATCTTGATGGCCAGGCACGCGACACACTCATGGCAGCATCTTCCGTTATTTACGGTTATGATCGTTCTGCTAACGTAGCAGTCAATGACTGGTACACATCAGGTACTGTTGGATCTTCCCGTGCTTCTTTGACCGGTAACTTCCACCTAACCACCTCTACTGTTAAGGATGCAGTCGAGACTCTAGCAACCAAGAACATTCCACGGTTGGGCGAAACCTACGTGGCATTCGTTCACCCACACCAGAGCCGTCGTCTTCGTGATCTTCCAGAATTTATTGAAGTCACTAAGTACGCTGCTCCAGGTAACTTCATGCTCGGTGAAATTGGTCGTCTATACGACACAGTATTCATTGAGACCACACAGATCCAGAAGGTAACAAACGGTGCAGGTTCAGGTTACACAACTGACACCGCTGTTGCTCCTGGCTCAATTGTCTACCCAACTGGTGGAGGTTACACCACCCCAGTAACAAAGACCGGTAACGGTAACAAGGATCGCTACACAGCAATCTTTATTGGTGACAATGCATTCGGTCACGCAATCTCCCTTCCAGTCGAACTCCGCGATGGCGGTATTCTTGACTTCGGTCGTGAGCATGCGCTTGCTTGGTACGCTATCTATGGTCTTGGTCTTATTACTGACCAGTCTGTAGTCTTGGCAGAAACCAACTAAGAACTTTATGACCTGGGTATGTCTTAAAACTGCCCACTAAAAACAAGAACTTAGGAGAATAATAATCGTGGCAAAAGCAAAAGTTACTGATTTTACTGGCCGTCAACGTGAAGAAATGATGAAGGCCAACGCAGAAGCTCTCGCAAAGAGGGCTGAAGAAATGACACTAGCCTCACAAGTTGAGGCGGAGAGACTAGAGACTGAAGTCTATGATCTTACAACAGGATCAGAGCCAACAGTTATCGATGAAGTCGAGTCTCTGGGCGTAACAAGTGCAGACGACAGTCAAGTTATTCGTCTAGCTGAAGATCTAGAATTTGTAACAATCGGCGTAGGAAATAACTATTCCTTTAAGGCCGGACAAAAGTATAAGGTTCCGAAGAATGTGGCAGCACACCTTCAAGAAAAAGGATAC